ACGGAACAATATGGTGTACAATTCTATGAGGGACCTAAATTACATGCGAGGAGTCCAGTTGCCTTTCTTGAAAAAGGCTGTAGTATGGAATTCTATGGTCAATGTGCAGGACGCTCTACACCAAAAAGTGATGTTCGTGAAACCCCAATTTCTTCAATCGTGCATTCAGTGTGCGGAGTGCCTCAACAATGGGGTGCTCCAAAGATGCACCCATGGAAACCTTGGCGCGATACGCTTATTCATGCTGTTAACCCTACTGTTGGATTGCCTGTGGAGCTGTTGCAACGAGCTGTTCTTGACTATAAGGCTCCCTTGTTGGAGAAGTTGGAACAGTCCTTTTTACGGATGCAAATAGCACCGCTTACAGAAATGCAGACTGTGTGTGGTATTGATGGAAAGCGTTTTATTGATAAGATGCCTCCCAACACTTCAGTGGGATACCCATTGCAGGGCCCTAAGTCACAGTTTTTGACTTATTATGATCCGGAAGATTATCCAGATTTTAATTGTCCTGCTATGTTTGACGAATTTGTTATGGATGAAGTCAAGAAGTATAAGGATACTTACATCTCTGGTGAGAGAGTGTACCCCATCTTTAAAGCTTCTTTGAAAGATGAGCCAACTAAATTGACAAAAGACAAGGTACGAGTGTTTCAAGCAGCACCAGTAGCTTTTCAATTTTTAGTTCGGCAATACTTTCTTCCTGTGGCAAGATTGTTATCCATATATCCACTCATTTCAGAGTGTGCTGTAGGTGTCAATGCTCAGGGTCCTGAATGGGACCAGTTGGCGAAGCATATGAATAAATTTGGCAAAGATAGAATTTTAGCTGGCGATTATAGTAAGTATGATTTGCGCATGCCTGCGCAAACTATGTTTGCTGCTTTCGACATTATGATCGATATAGCTCGCCAAAGTGGGAATTATACTGAGGATGATATTTCTATTATGCATGGAATAGCAACTGATGTATGTTATCCACTTGTAGCTTACAATGGTGATCTCATACAATTATTTGGTTCTAATCCTTCAGGACAGAATTTAACAGTCTATGTTAATTCCATTGTTAATTCTTTAAATTTGCGTTGTGGTTTCTTTCAGATGTATCCCAAGCACACTAATTTCCGATCAGTATGCTCTTTTATGACTTACGGTGATGATGTAAAAGGTTCTGTTAAGTCTGGTTTTGATGATTTCAACCATATTTCTTTTGCCCAATTTTTGGGGAAATATGGTATGGTTTTCACAATGCCGGATAAAGAATCTGCACCAGTTAAGTTTATGACTGATTCTGATGCCGACTTTCTGAAGCGGAAAAACGTGTGGGACAACGACCTAGATATGTATAGAGGAGCGTTGGACGAGAGTTCAATTTTTAAATCTTTACATTCTGTTATTAAGTCCAAAAGCATCACTCTTAAGGAGCAATCAATGCAAACCATTGATGGAGCTCTAAGGGAGTGGGCTATGCATGGAAGAGAGACGTATGAAATGCGTCGCTCTCAAATGCAAAAAGTAGCTTCAGAGGCAGGTATTGCCCATGGTTGTCGTGAGTTAGACATAAC